GCAGCAATCTTCCTGAAAGAGCCCGGTGATGTCGTTGGACAGATGGAGGCTCGTTTCAAGGAAGCGGTGGCTCGCATGAAGAATCTCAGCGAGGGCCGGGGAACGCGGGACGAAGTTCGTTATGACATGCTGAGAACTGGAGTGAGTTAATGGAGAAGGAACCGGGCCTTAAGGGGAAAAAGGTCGCAATCGTCGCACTTGGCAGTAGCCAGATTGACTTTGTGATCGGGTTGGAAAACAGCAAGAAGTGGGATGAAGTGTGGTGCATCAACGCAGCGCTGGCGGTTTACCGGCAGTGTGATCGTGTGTTCATGCTGGATCCCCCTTCCCGCTATCTGGACACTGAGGACGCAGGAAACCAGACCGAGATCATGAGGGAGCTGCTCCCGAAACATCCCGGTCCTATTTACACCTGCGAGCTGGATGAGCGCGTGCCGGGAGCTGTGGAGTTCCCTCTTGCCGAAGTGGTTACCTATGCAAGGTGCGCCTACCTCAACAACACCGTGGCCTATGCCGTCGCCTATGCCTATTGGCAAGAAGTGGGCCACATTGATTTGTTTGGGGTGGATTTCAGCTACTCGCATAACTTGCACTTTGCAGAGGCTGGGCGCGCTTGCGTGGAGTTCTGGATCAGCAAGTGCTTGGAGAATGAAATCGGGATTGGCGCTTCTCCCCGGTCCAGCTTGCTGGACAGCAACGTTGGTGTGACCGAGCGCCTTTACGGTTACCACCGGCTAGATGATCCCATCGTTGCCATGCCTCACAATGATGAGTGGGTGCTTTGCCCTCGGTCTCAACTGAGCAAGGTCATTGAAGAGCGAGAGATTGAGCTGGTGAAGGTGGCCAAGGCTCCGGAGCCTTATCGAGGATGATGAAGGATCAGGTAGGCCCCAAGCTGGGGAACGTCATGGTTTCCACTACCCACAACCGGGGGCACGCCCCCGAGTTCTGGGCGGAGCAAGCGACCAAAAAAATCTGCGGGATCTCTGAGCAAGCAGACCCTCATATCCGCAAGCAAGCATTGGCTTTTCGGGATAGAATTTACAGCGTAGTATTGGCTGAGATCCGGAGCGCCATTCGCTCAGATCGCGTGACCCTTAGCAATCAGCTAAGGAACCGTGGAATCAAAGATTTGGCGCAGATCATTAAGGAGCTTTAACATGGCGATCACCTCCGCGATTTGCACAACTTTCAAGCAGCAGTTGCTTGTCGGAACGCACAACTTTGCCACTGGGGGGAACACCTTCAAGTTGGCGCTTTACACCAGCAGCGCGACCCTGGGGGCTTCGACTACCGCCTACACGACGGCAGGTGAAGCCACGGGTACTAATTACAGCGCTGGTGGCAGCAACCTAACCAACATCACGCCTTTCGCTACGGGCACGACGGCGGTGGTTGATTTTGCAGATCTGACCTTCTCGACTGCCACCATCACCGCTCGCGGTTGCCTCATCTACAACAGCACGGCAACGAATGCGGCGGTTGCAGCCATCGACTTCGGTGGGGATAAAACCTCGACTGCTGGTGATTTCACCATCGTCTTCCCCACGCCGACCGCAACCGGCGCCATCATCCGCTTGGCCTGATGCGCGAAGATGCCGCTGGCAAAGCTGGAGTTTCAGCCGGGGATCAACCGCGAAAGCACTGATTATGCGGCAGAAGGCGGGTGGGTTGACGGCAATCTGATCCGGTTCCGGAAAGGCCGGGTTGAGAAGATTGGCGGCTGGAAAAAATACGGCACCGATTCTTTTGAAGGCACGCCACGGGCAATCCACCCGTGGCTCTCTCTTGATGGCACTCGCTACAACGGCGTCGGTACGACGTGGAAGTATTACGTCGAGCAAGGGCAAACCTATTACGACGTAACGCCAATCCGCGCCACCACGGCGGCTGGGGATGTCACCTTCGCCGCCACCAGTGGCTCCTCAACCATCACGGTTTCTGACACCGCCCATGGCGCGGTCCTGAACGACTTTGTCACTTTCTCTGGCGCGGTATCCTTGGGCGGGTTAATCACCGCTGACGTGCTCAATCAGGAATATCAGATCTCTGCGATTGTTGATGCTGACAGCTATGAGATTGAAGCAAAAGACACCTCTGGAGCGACAGTCACGGCGAACGCCTCGGATACGGGCAATGGCGGCGGCAGTGTCGTTGGTGAATACCAAATCAATGTCGGCCTCGACACCTACGTTGGGGGTTCGGGCTGGGGCGCTGGGGCATGGGGATCAGGAGGCTTTGGTTCAGCCTCAGCCATCTCCGCTGTTAATCAGCTGCGGCTTTGGACCCATGACAATTATGGGGAAAATTTGATCATCAACCCTCGCGGCGCAGGCATTTATCGGTGGGTTGAAAACAATGGCGTAACCGTTCGGGCGCAGGAACTTTCCCAAGTTTCTGGCGCGAATCTGGTTCCGACTGTGGGTCTGCAGGTCATCACTTCCGAAACCGACCGGCACCTTATCGTGCTAGGGGCGGATCCTATCTCTGGCGGATCGCGAACCGGATCAGTTGATCCCATGCTGGTTGCCTTCAGCGATCAGGAAGACGAACTGCAGTTTGAGCCACTCAACACAAACTCGGCTGGTTCGGTGCGGCTCTCCAGCGGATCCTTCATCGTCGGCGGCATCAAGTCCCGGCAGGAAGTGCTGATCTGGACTGACACCGCCCTTTACAGCATGCAGTTTATTGGCCCGCCCCTGACCTTCGCCGTGAACCTCGTCAACGAGGGTGCAGGTTTGATTGGGCCGAAAGCCATGGCTAACGCTCCCACCGGGGTCTTCTTTGCATCGAAGAATGGCTTTTATTTTTACAACGGTTCTGTGCAGCGCGTTCGTTGCACGGTGCAAGAATACGTTTTCAACGATCTGGATCTTTCTCAAGCATTCAAGTGCGTGATGGGCGTCAACGCGGCCTATAACGAAATCTGGTTCTTCTACCCCAGCCTTGAAGATGACACGGGAGAGATCAGCCGCTATGTGACCTACAACTACCTTGACCAAGTCTGGAGCATTGGAAAGCTGACCCGCTACAGCTGGATTGATCAAGGGATCAATGACAAGCCGCTGGCTGGACTCTCCTTGGATGGTGCGTTTTGCTTGGTTGAGCATGAGAGCGGTTACGACGCAGATTCGGAACCGATGACGGGTGTCTTCATCGAAAGTGCCGACATCGATATTGGAGAAGGTGAGCAGTTCAGCTTCATCAAGAAGATCATTCCCGACATGGCCTTCACGGTGGATAGCACGGTCGCCGAAACCCCGGCCATGAACTTTGTGATGAAGCGCAGGAACTATCCTGGGCAATCCCTGGTTACCGACTCAACGACGCAGATCACGCAAACGACTTCGTTTAAAAACTTGCGCACGCGAGCGCGACAGATCGCAGTTCGGTTCGAATCAGATGATGACAATGCAGAGGCCAACCAGAAGGGTTACAAGTGGAGGCTAGGCGCGACTCGTCTTGACATTCAGCCGAGCGGTCGCCGATGAGCAAGATCCTCCAGACGCGACTGCCTCTGGCCCAGGGTCAGACGGTCAGCGCGGACACATTCAACCGGCTGGTTCGGGTTTTGGAATTGAACCTCGGAGCGGTCGATGTTTCCTTCTCCCCGCACTACAATGCGACCGAGATAGGGGAGAATCAATTCGCAACTGGTAGTATTATTTTCAACACGACGAACGAGATCCATCAGGCATTTGACGGGACAGTTTGGAGAGACCTCTATCAACACCAGACGTATCCGACAGGAGTCTCCATAACCAGTAGCCTTGGATCTGTAACGGTGAGCACGCCATGAGCCTAGCCCTAGAAAACACACTGATGCAGATCTACGACTCGCCTCGCATGATGCAGGCTGGTGGAGAAGTTGAGCCAATGCCTCAGCCTCCCATGCCCATGATGGAGGCTCCCTCAGCCGGTCCAGAAGACGATCTTCGCCAAGTCTTGGAAGCGCTCATGCAGGAACGCATGACTGCTGACGATCCTGATGATCAGGCAGTTCTTGATCGACTCATCAACAGCGCAGAAGTCGGCATGAACGCGCCGCTTGGACAAGAGGCAATCCTCCTTGCTCAGGCTGGCCGCG